GTGGGCACTGTGGTCGTACTCGACGATTGCGCCATCGGGGTACTTCGTGACGGTCTTGTTCGGGTCCGAGCTGGGTGTGGGATGGCTCTCGGTGGGCACGCCGGGCAGGGCGTAGCCGCCTTCGGTCATGCCATCCGGCGACAGGAAGACGACGCACTCTCCAGCGGTCGGCGGGTTCCACGTTCCGGTTTTTCCTGCGCGCAGCTCGATGTAGGGCCGCCAGTCGGTGGAGCCGCCTTCGGTGAGCTGCACGCGCACGAGCGGCGGGCTTACGCTGTGGTCCACATGGGTGACGGTGCCCGTGCGCACGATGTTCGCCACCTTGCGCAGAAGGTCGGCGAAGAGTTGCGGCGATTCGGTTGGTCCGGGCATGCGCCCAATGTGCCGGAAGGCCTTCGCGTGCGCGAGCGAACGCGAGTGTGTGCGCGGCGGGGACTGATACGCGTCTTCAGACGCTCGCGACGGTCAGGTGCCGGCCGTGATGTGGTGCAGCAGGATGCCGGTGATGGCGTCTTCATCGGCCGCCGTGATGCCCAGCAGCTCGCGCCGAGGATATTGCACGGTCGGGCTCTTGGCCTTGCGCCAATCCACCTTGTCACGCAGGCCGAGCTGGTGCACGCGGGCGATGCGCGCACTTCGCCCGCCGATGCTGATGGTGGCGCTCTCGGCCGTGGCGGATTTTCGGAGGTACTTGGCGGTCCGCAGCTTCTCGAACATCTTGCGCCGGATGGCGCCCTTCTTCTTGCGCAGGCGCTGGGGTTTGCGCGGCTCGTAGGGTGTGCCGTCGGGGTTGAGCTGGGAACCGATGCGTTGCGCCTGGCTGCGGCGCAGGTAGGTCGCTACCTGCACCATGGCAGCCCGGCGGCGCGGAGCGGAAAGACCGGCGAGCAACGGCGCAGCCCAATGAGCGAGGCGGCTGAGCGCGTCGGCCACGATCAGACTCCGTCGAGCGGCTGGATGCGCCACTCTGCAGCGAGGTCGACAACGGACTCGACGGGCTCGACGCCGGCCAGCAGCGGCTCGCCGATGTGGTGCGTGGTGAGCCGGTTGACGCCGTCCACGGTGCCGCCGGCGACGGCCACCGTTTCCGTCAGGTCGATCTCGAAACCGATGTCGGAGGTGGCGTGGTCGATGATCTCGACCTCGAAGCGGAAGGCCTTCGGCCTGCGCTCGGGGTTGTCGAATATGTCGGGCTGGTGGCGCTTGAGCCAGGCCACGACCGGCACGACCAGCACGTCGGTGCTGCCGGCCCAGTCGGTCACCACGATGTTCAGCGTGTAGCGGTATTCGAAGGACAGCGCTGGCGTGCCGGTGTGGACGATGTTCCCGCGCTCGACGAAGACCGTCAATTTCTCCGGGTTGGCCGCAAGGTCAGGGCAGGCGCGCGTGATGTGGTCGCGCAGCAGCTGCGGCTTCTTCATGGCTCACGGCTCCGGGGCGATGGCGTCGCCGGGTCCGAAGAGCGCGCGGTCGGCGCGGATGATGTATGCGAGGAGCCGGAGCTGGGCGTCTCGCTCGACAACAGTTGCCCGGAGCTGCTCTGCCACGACTCGGCCCTCTGCAAGACTGGCGTCGAGTCGGGCCGCATGGCTTGCAAGACGGTCGCGCTCAGCTTCGCTGGCCTTGGACATAGCGAGGAATCGAAGGGCGCGGCTTTCGGAGTCACGCTGCAGGCGCTGAGCGTCAGTAATGCGAGCAGCGCTGTCGGCAGCTGCAGGCGCCCGCGCGGCCTGGTAGTTGTCGACGGCTTGAGTGATCTGGCTTGCATGGCCGGCTTCCTTGCTTCGGGTGGTGGTGAGCTGGTCGGTCTTGGCCTGGGCCTGCTGTGTGGTGCTGCTGTCCCATCGCTGCTGCACCCTCGCTGCGCCGTTCTCGTCGCCGATCCAGTACGCGGGCAATGCCGCGCCCGCCGCGATGAGCACGGCGGCTGCGGCAAGCGTGATGGGAGTGGTCATTGCGCGGCTGGCGCGAACAGGAACGCTTCAAGGGCGCGAGTACAGCGCTCGACGCGGTCGGAGTGGCCGGCCATTGCCGCCCCGTTGATGCCGCGGGTGATGGCGCCGAGGTTCCAGCGGTCGGCGTGGTTGTTGAGCCCGTTGGATTTCCAGTACCACGCACCGACGAGCACAGCGGCTTCTGGCTCGGCCACGCGATCCGGGTTCTGTTCCAGCGGAAGGCCGAGCGCAGTTCCGGCGGCCCGGTAGTTGCCGCGGCCGGTGAGGTGCGGCAGGCCTCGGCCGCGGTAGGTCCATCCGTCGGCGGTGGATTCGCTGCCGTTGCCGTTTCGGTTGGCGTAGACCCTGTTCGCGAGCGCCTGCGGCTGGCGCGTGAAGGCCCGCGCCTTCTCCACCTCGCGCAGCGCGGAGAACATCTGTGCGATGCGCGCAGCGTCGGTGTAGTAGAGGTTCTCTTCGAGCCGGGTGAGCCCGCTGGTTTCGTGGCTGTACTCGCCGATGAAGGCGGCCATGCGGCGCGGCGTGTTGATCTCGAAGCGCTCGAAGGCGACGACGAGGTGCGGCAGGAACGTGCGCGCGACGGTGGGCGTGATGCCGGCGGCAATGAGCTGTTGCAGATTGAGCATGGCGTCTCAGGGCTTGGTGGTGGATGCGTCGATGGGGGCGGCTTGGTCCGCCGTGGCGACAGCTGTAGCGGGCTGTCGCGCGAGGCTGAGTTCGGCTCGGATCTCGGCAGCGATCTCGCCGATGTCGCGACCCTTGCGGCGTTCCAGCCAGAGGAAGACCGCCGCCACGAGCCAGGGGCCGGGGATGCTGCAGAGCACGAACACGCAGCCTGTGAGCACGAAGAAGCCCGCCTCGGGCGGGAACGTGGCGAGCTTTGCGAGCGCTGCACCTGCGGTAAATATCTCGGGCTTGTGCTGCATGAGCAGCACGAGCGCGATGGTGCCGAAGATGAACGAGCTGGCCAGGCAACCCAGCACGCGGTTAATCAGGTCGTTCCAGGCGTGGCCGGCACGCAATGGCACGAAGCGGATACCGAGCCAGAACGCGATCAGGCTGGCGATGATGGGCAGAGACAGCAGGGCCAGCTTGTAGCCTGCAGCGGTGCCGGCAGCTGCGGCGGTGGTGGCGGGTTCGGTCATGGCGTGGTGTTTGAGGGTTGAGGCGGACATGGCGGGTTCTCCTAGTCCCAGAGCTGCACGGTCTCGATGCGCGCGGCGTTGGCGGGGAGGTCGGGCAGGGTGACTTCGAGGCCGAGCGGCAGGATGGGGCCGAGGCCTGCGAGGCCGGGATTGAGTCGGTACGTTGCTTCGGTGACGCCAGCGGTTGCGCCCAGGTGGCGCAGGCACGGCAGATCGACGGTGTCGTGCTGCTGGGTGACGACGGTTCGCGGCATGGCTAGATCAACTCGACGTGGAGGCGAGACACGCCCAGGATGTCGCGCACGGCCAGGGTCGCATCGCGGCGGTGCTGCTCGGCCTGGTCTTCGCGCGCGGCGTCCTGGTCCTTGCGCCGCTCGCGCCCGGTCGTGTCGTAGTCGCTGTACCGCTCGATGAGATTGGCCTTGGCGTGGCAGTACACGGCGCGCCGGAAGCGTTGGACGTTGATCGACTCGTCGTCAACCTGCAGCGCGGGCACGGCGGACAGGCTGGCGCGGCCTTCGTCCTGGCGACTCTGCGCCCAGGTCGACAGCAGTCCGACAGTGGTGGCGACGGCCTCCTGCACCGACGGCAGCAGGCGCTGTGGCGTGATGGTGCCGTCAAGCCGCATGGCGTCGCGCAGGGCGGCGAGGTCAATAGTCGGCCACCAAGCGCCGGCCGATACGGTGCCCAGCGGCGCGGGGTCGCTGGGCGGCGTCGTGCGCACGAGGGGCGGGGCTGCAGCGATGAGTGACATGGTGGCTCGACGTTGGGTGTGGGTGGGCGGTGGCCGTGGCGCGTTGTGGTGAGGGCTCAGCCTTTCACGCTGCGCCACGGGCCGCCCTGCACGTGGGGTGCTCGGTTGCGCTACTTGCCGGCCGCGCGTTTGCGCGCGGCCGGCGCCGCCTTCTTCGCCGCCGCAGTGGTCTTGCGGGCGGGCGTTGGCGTGGCGGTAGCGGGTTGTTGGGTGTCGCCAGGTGGCGGTGTGTCGAGCGTGTCGCTGCCGTCCGAAGCGGAAGCCTTGCCGGCCTTGGTCAGAGCGCGCTCAATGCGTTCGATGTCTTTCTTCACGCCTGCATTGCTGTCCAGCTCCAGTGCGCGCTGAAGGCGCACGAGGGCAACGCGCAGCGCCTCGGGCTCGATGGCCGCGAGGTCGACCTCTTCGGCGTTCTGCACCTTGCCGAGCGCCGCATACGCGATGGCCTTGTGCAGCTTGGCCCGTGCTTGGTCCGGCGCATCCTGCTCGGCTGTGAGGGTGTCGGCTTCGATGAGCAGTGCGGCGGCATGGGCACGCGCGAGGGCTCCCGCCTGCGCAGGGTCTTGGCTGCCGGTCGATGCGGCCACCAGTTGCCGCGCGCCGTCGTCTCCGGCCTGCACGACCAGCGGCGTCCATTGCCCCTTCAGGTACGCATTGGACAACTCGTCAATGACGATGGCGGCCGGACTGCGCTTGTAGTCGTCGGCCATGGGCATGCGGTGCCGGATCACGTAGCCCGCAATCTGCAAGCCCAATGCATAGGCCCCCGCGTCGAAGGCCCACACCATCAGCGTCGTGAGCACCTGATCCTGTGCGCCGTTGCCGGTGCTGAGCGAGGTGTCGATCCAGTCGAAGTACTCGGGCAGCAGCCGGGCCTTCAGCTCGGCGCGGCGCTCGTGCGATTGGATTTGCGACAGGCGGTTCTTGTCCTGCGAGAGCTTGATGCGCATGAGCCCATAGGCGTCGCCTTGCAGCTCGACGCCGTAGGGACTGGCGGCCTGGGCCTGTTCTTGCAGAACGCGCGCGCGGTGGCGCTGTGCGGGGCTGAGTGGGCTCATGGTGGTGTGCTGGGCTGGTGGGGTGGGAGCGCGGGCCGGGGGCGGCCCGCGCGGCGGTCTTTCGTCAGACTTTTGGCGCGAGGGGTTACTCGGCGATCTCGATGTTTTCCACGAGGGCGGCGCGGCCGTAGTCCTCGACGACGTAGGCGTCGTTCGACGATTCGTAGTTCTCGATCTGGTCGCGCTCGGGCACGTCCTTGATGTTGCGGCGACGTGCATCGCGCTGCCAGTACAGCGACAGGTTGGACAGCGTGGTCACCATCACCTTGCCGGCCGGGAAGAACGGCACGGTGACGGCCTGCAGGCCGCCCACGCGCTTCTGGCTGATGATGATGTCGGCCGACAGCGTCTCCGATGGCGGCTGATCCTTGTTGACCAGCGGGAAGTACTTGTCGTGCATCAGGCCGCGACCGACCACGGCGACGAGGTCCGGATCTTCCTGATTCCAGGGGTCGAGCAGAGTGATGGCGTCGTACACGACGGCATCGAGGTTGGCGTAGTCGCTGGTCGCCTTGTTGACGCCGACGATGACCTTACCGGCCTGCTTGCTGCCCTGAGCCAGCACGTTCTCCGGTGCGTGCTCGCGCATTTGCTGCAGCCAGCCCTTGTTGACATCCTGCAGCAGCGGGTTTGCTGCCAGGTCGGTCGTGGCGGCGATGCTGGTGCCGTTGAAGCCGATGCAGATGCGGTCCAGCGCCTGGCGGCGCAGGATCGCATCGCGCACCAGCGGCTGGAAGTTGGGGAAGCCAGCCCAGGCATCCAGCTGCGAATAGCGAATCGCGGTGTCGAAGTTGGTCTGCACGCAGCGATATTGGTTGTCGTCGAGCGCTGTGACGTTGCGCGGCTTGCGCGTGCCGTTGCCGGTGGTGTCGGTGCGGCTGGCCACCGGCCCGCTCACGCCGACGCCGACCTTTGCGCCCATCTGCTCGGTCACGCCGATAACGTTGATGCGCTGCAGGAACGCGCTCGATTCCTGCATCTTCGATTCGAGCGTCTGCTGCACGCGCGGCACGACGTTGAATTTCTGGATGACGCTGGCGACTTCGTTGAGCGTGGCCAGTTGGGCGAAGTAGGCATCGAGGGCCTGGCGGGTTTCTTTGCGCATGGTGTGTGCTGCCTGTGAGGTGTTGGGGATGAAGTTGCGTTGGGTGGTGGGCGTGGGCTCAGCAGTCGGTCTTCGCGGCGCCGCTGCCGCCCGTTGCGGCCGGGCGCGTGGTGCCGGCCGGCGTGTTGTCGAGGGCCGAGTACTTGGCCTGCAGGTCGGCGACCTTGGTCTTCAGTTCGCCGATGGTCGCGGCGTTGGCCGACAGCTTCGTCGCGGTTTCGGCGATGTGGGCCTCGAACGCGTCGCCCATCTGCTGGAATCCTTCGGTCACCGCGGTGAAGCGTGCGTCGTCGGTGGCGGACTTCGCGCCGAACTTGGCTAGCGCCCCGGACATGGCAGCGCGGAATTTCGCCAGAACGCTCTCGTCCGCCGCCTCCTCCATTTCGAGGGTGACTTCCTCGGCGGCGGTGAAGAGGTCGTCGGGCTGTTCCTTGCGTGCAGCGAAGGGGTTGGCGTTCGGATTCTTGGCCGCGAACTCCAGCATTTCGGTGCCCAGGCTCGCCGGGTTGTCCGTGACTGCCAGGCCGACCAGATAGGCCTTGTCGGTGTCCGCAAAGCGCGGGCGGACTTCCATCGACGAGTAAATCTTCTGGCGCTTCTTGTTGAGCGCGACCAGTTCGTCGGTGGGTGCGATCTGCGCGAAGAGGGCCAGCTTCTTCACGCCGCCGACTTCGACCTCGGCGGTCTTGACGGCGACGACATCGCCATACGCCCGAAAGTCGCTGTTCGGGCTGTAGCCGCGCATGTGTTCGATGTTGATGCGCGCGCCGTAGACGTTCGGGTCGTAGCTGGTGGCGATCTGTTCCAGCGTGGCGCGGTCGATGACGCGGCCGTCGCTGGTCGCACCTTCGACGGCGACGCGGAAGAACTTGGAAACCGGCTTCTTGGCGGGAGTGGACATTGGCTTTGCTCGCTGCTGGTTGAACGGTGATCGCGAGGGGTCCGCGATGTGGTGAGCCAATGGTGGCCGCGCGTTCGCGCGCTCTCAAGCCGCTGCACATGTGGCAGCGGCGGGGACGGTTAGACGTGGTGGCGATGCTTCGCGCGCGCGGGCAACCTCGGCGGCATGCCCCTGAAATCCGCTGCGTCCGGCCGCACTCGCCGGACTGTTTCTGTCGTTGCGAAGACCGCGTCGCACAAGCGTGGACGGGCTTCGGATACCGCGAACGCGGTGGCGCCTGCTGCTGCCGTGGGCAGCGCTGCGGGCACTGAGTCGAGCCAGATTGCCACGTTGACGCCCCAGGCGCAACCCCGCACCGCAGCCCGGTTCCTCGCGTGGACCGGCTGGAAGGTCAAGCAGATCGCCGAGCACCTGGGCGTGCCCGCGTCGACGGTGTACGGTTGGAAGGAGGTCGACAAGTGGGACGACGCGCAGCCGCTCGACCGCGTGAATGGTGCTCTCGAAGCGCGGCTGATCCAGCTCATTCTGAAGACTGAGAAGACCGGCGGCGACTACAAGGAAATCGACCTGCTCGGTCGGCAGCTAGAGCGCACGGCGCGTGTCGAAAAGTACCAACAGACGGGGCGCGAGGGCGACCTGAATCCCAACATCGCGGCGCGCAACGCGGCGCCGAAGCGCAAGCCCAAGCGCAACGAGTTTAGCGAAGACCAGATCGCGCTGCTCGAATCTAAGCTGCGCGAGTCGAACTTCCCATTCCATCAGAACTGGTTCGACCAGCAGTATCAGCGGCTGCGCGCAATTCTCAAGGCGCGGCAGATCGGAGCGACGTTCTATTTCTCGCGCGAGGCGTTGCTCTCGGCCGCGAAAGAGGGGCGCAACAAGCTGTTCCTGTCGGCCTCCAAGTCGCAGGCACACCAGTTCCGCAGCTACATCGTGGACTTCGCCAAAGAGGTCGATGTCGAGCTGAAGGGCGAGAACATCAAGCTGTGGAACGGCGCCGAGTTGATCTTCCTGGGCACCAACGCGATGACGGCCCAGTCGTATCACGGCGACTTCTACTTCGACGAGTTCTTCTGGGTCCCGCGCTTTCGCACGATCAACAAGCTGGCGAGCGCGATGGCCTCGCACAAGCACTGGCGCAAGACCTATTTCTCGACGCCCTCGGCGATGTCGCACGAGGCCTTTGGCTTCTGGACCGGCGACGACCGCAACAAGGGGCGAGCGAAGAAAGATCACGTTCGCATCGACACGAGCCACAAGGCGCTGCGCGGCGGCGCGCTGGGCCTTGATCGGAAGTGGCGCGACATCGTCACCGTCGAAGACGCGGTGGCGATGGGCTTCGACCTGTTCGACATCGCCGAGCTGCGCGAGGAATACAGCCTCGAAGAGTTCGCCAACCTCTTCATGTGCCAGTTCATCGACGACAGCCTGTCTCTGTTCACGCTGGCGCAGATGCAGGCCTGCATGGTGGACAGCTGGGAGACGTGGAGCGACGTGAAGCCGCTGTGGCTGCGGCCCTACGCCCATAACCCGGTTTGGGTCGGCTATGACCCATCGGACAAGGGCGACGCGGCGGCGCTGGTTGTCGTGGCGCCGCCGCGGGTGCCCGGCGGCAAGTTCCGCATCCTGCACCGCGAGCAGTTCAAGGGCTCCGACTTCGAGGCGCAGGCCGAGGCCATCAGGCGGATCACGCAGCAATACAACGTCGTGCACATCGGCATCGACAAGACGGGCCTCGGTGCTGGCGTGTTCCAGATCGTCGAGAAGTTCTTCCCCCAGGTGAAGGGCTACCAGTACAGCATCGAGGTGAAACAGCGCCTGGTGCTGAAGGCGCAGCAGGTGATCCACAAAGGCCGGCTCGAGTTCGATGCCGGGTGGACGGACATCGCCGCTTCGTTCATGGCCATCAAGCGCGTGCTCACGGCCAGCGGCCGGAATGTGACCTACGACTCGGGCCGCTCCGAAGCCACGGGACACGCGGATGTTGCGTGGGCAACGATGCACGCGCTCGACAACGAAACACTGGCCGGCGACGTGGTCGGCGGCACCTCTCGAATGGAGATTTTTGGATGAGCAAACGCAAGGGCGCCACGCGCCGCCAACTGGCCCACACCGCGCCGGCCGCCGTGGATGTGATGACGCAGAGCGACGCCGGCGCCGTCGACGCGTTCAGCTTCGGCGACCCCGAACCGGTGAGCCGCATCAAGCTGCTCGACTATGTCGAGAGCACGTTCAATGGCCGCTGGTACGAGCCGCCGCTGCCATGGGAAGGGTTGTCGAGTGCCCTTCATGCATCGCCGCATCACGGTTCGGCGATCCGCCTGAAGCGCAACCTGCTGAAGTCCATGTTCATTCCGCACTCGCGGCTGTCGAGCGCGACCTTCGGGGCGATGGCGCTGGACTTCCTGGTCTTCGGTAACGCCTATGTCGAGCAGCCGCGCGCCTTCACGGGCCGGCCGCTGGAGCTGCGGCACGCGCTCGCCAAGTTCACCCGGCGGGGCGAAGAGGCGGGCCGCTATTTCTTCGTTCGCGGCTGGCACGAAGAGCACGAGTTCCCAGCAGGGTCGGTGTTCCATCTGCGCGAGGATGACGTCAACCAAGAAATCTACGGGTTGCCCGAGTACATCAGCGCCCTGCAGTCGGCCTGGCTCAACGAGGCGGCCACGATGTTCCGGCGCAAGTACTACGCCAACGGCTCGCACGCCGGCTTCATCCTCTACATGACCGACGGGCAGATCGACAACGACGATGCCAACGCGCTTCGCACGGCGCTGAAGAACGCGAAGGGGCCGGGCAATTTCCGGAATCTCTTCCTGCACATGCCGGGCGGCAAGTCGGACGGGCTGAAGCTGATCCCGGTGAGCGAGGTGGCGGCGAAGGATGACTTCTCGGCCATCAAGAACGTGAGCAAGGACGACGTGCTCGCAGCGCATCGCGTGCCGCCTGGCTTGCTCGGCATCGTGCCCACCAACGCTGGCGGCTTCGGCAACGCGCCCGACGCGCTGAAGGTGTTCATCCGGTACGAGATCGCACCCCTGATGCAGCGCTTCCGCGAACTGAACGACATGGCGGGTGAGGAACTGGTGCGGTTCATCGACGTGCCGGAGTAGCCCAGCGCGGTCCGAGACCGCGCACTGAACAGACCCAAGGGCGCGCACAGCGCCCTTTTTTTCGTCCCGGTGTCTCCGCGCCCTGCCTCGCGCTAATCGGTGCGTGCACGGGCCTGCCAGTGGCCTCGGCGATGCATCCCTGCCCCGATCCTCCCCCGCCACGTGCCAGCAGGCCGCCCCCACCCCCTGGCGCGCGGTCTAGCCCCCACCGAGCCTGCACGCTTCGGGTCGCGGTTTTTACGACCCGGTCGACAGGGCGCCGCACCGCGCCAGCGCTGCCGGGTTGGAAGTTTTCACATGGTGGTCGTATTGCCCGTCTTTACGAGGTTTTGAGCGTCTCGCTGCGGTCGTTGGTGTAGCTCAGGCATTTCAGCTTCGCCGACAACCGATCGATATACTTCTGCCGATTGCCACTCCGTTCACGCCATGCCCCGAGCAGATCTCCTCGTAAACCTCGTGCGCGCCGGAAGCCAAGGCGACCAGCGAGCGTTTCGCTCCACTGTCGAGGCGATGGCGGCTGAAGAGCGTTCTAAACGGCACGGCCAACTGGCTGACCGGCTGGAAGAGAATCTCCGGCAGCCGGCGCCAGGTGCTAAGGCCCCCGAGGTGGTTCGTAGCTTCGATGGCGGTCACGGGGGCTTACTCTACGAGATGGAGCCTCGCCGCGGGCTTGATAGCATTTTCCTCGACGCATCGGTCCTGGCGCCGGTGCGTGAACTGGTCGAGGAGCAGCAGCGTACCGAGCTGTTGCGGTCTTACGGCATTGAACCACGTCACCGTGTGTTGTTAGCTGGTCCGCCGGGCAACGGCAAGACCACGTTGGCCGAAGGCATCGCCTTCGAATTGATGGTGCCGCTATTTGTCGTGCGATACGAGGCTGTCGTGGGGAGTTTTCTTGGCGAGACTAGTGGCCGGCTGAAGCGGCTATTCGATTTCGCGCGGACGCACCATTGCGTTCTGTTCTTCGACGAGTTTGACACGCTGGGCAAAGAGCGTGGCGATACACACGAAACGGGCGAAATCAAACGGGTAGTCAGTTCACTACTACTTCAGATCGACGCACTGCCGAGTCACGTTGTGGTTGTGACGGCCACCAATCATGCAGAGTTGCTTGATCGGGCTGTGTGGCGGCGATTCCAGCTGCGATTGGACTTACCTGCGCCGACTTTGGCACAGCGCATCGCATGGTTCGAGCGATTCGAGGGCGAGGTCGGAATGCCGCTAGGCGTATCTGCAAAGACTCTTGCCGGTCGCTTTGCAGCTCAAAATTTTTCAGAGCTTGAGCAGTTCTGCCTAGACGTGCGCCGGCGCTATGTGCTTGGGCTGCCCGGAGCAGATATCAAGCGCATCGTGGCAGAGCGCCTAATCCAGTGGAAGGGCCGAGTGGGACCCGCGGCCACCCATAAGGATTGACGAGTGGCTACGGGCGCCGCGCAGTCGCTTCCCCTACTGATCTTCGCGAAACCGACACCGGTTGAACGTGAAGAAGGGAGCGGCTTTCCGTCGGAGGTCCACTTTCCGAACCATGCGCGGCAGGGCGCTCGGCTAAGTGCGCAGTTTGCCAGTCTGAAGCAAGCGTTCGACGCGCGACGCCTTGAGCTTCGGGCGCAGGCCCAAAACGATGACCCGGACTTGGTGCTCGTACTCGAGACTGTTGGGGCCGTAGGTGACTTCATTACCGCGGCCCGTCGCGTCCCGGGATTGGAATGGCTTGCCGGTATGGATGGCAAGTTTGACCCTGACGAAGACTTCTTCGACGCGAGCGACAAAGGCAAGGCTCTTGGCGGCAAGGTATTCCTCGTCGGCAGTAATCGCGCTGCACTTGATGAAGTGGTGCGCCTGTGGGGTAGGTTCAATGCCGATCCGAAGGTGAAACTCGGTGAAAAGCTCGAAGCCTGGAAAGGGGTCTTCAAGCATCTCAAGGATGCAAGATTTTGGGGTCCGGCCGACCGCTTGGAGCCGACTTTGCGCGACGCGTGGCGATTCAAGATTGAACACGGCGAGGCGGTACTGCGTTTCGAGATCGAGGCTTGGCACTTCTCGACCCAAGCGAAGAATGCCACGGCGACACTTGAAATCCGCGCACTGGTGGCTCAGCTCGGAGGCACGGTGCTTTCCGAAAGCACCATCGACGACATCGCTTACCACGGCTTTTTGGTGACCATGCCTGCAGCGGGTGTCGCAAGAATCCTCGCTGGCGACGCGCCTCCCCTGCTTAAGTCAGATCGCGTGATGTTTTTTCGACCTCATGGCCAGGTGGTTTCACCCGTCGAAGTCGCAACGGATCGTGCGCCAGCGGAGCCGTTCCCGCAGCGAACTGACGGAGCGCCGGTTGTTGCGTTACTTGACGGCCTGCCCATAGCCAACCATCCCTTGTTGCAAGGGCGTGTGCTTGTGGATGATCCGGACTCTTGGTCGGACGATTACCCTTCCTCCGAGCGCTTTCACGGCACGGCGATGGCTTCGCTTATTGCGTTGGGTGACCTCGGCGCGCTTGGGACGCCGCTGGCGCGTCCAATCTACGCCCGTCCGATCATGCGCCCCGCTGGGGTGGACGGGCAGCGCGACGAGCGCACGCCGGATGATCGCTTGCTGCTCGATCTCGTACATGTTGCTGTCCGACGCATGTTCGAATCCGAGCCAGGGCGACCAGCGGCGGCACCAGGCGTAAAGGTCATCAATTTGGCAGTGGGTGATCCGTATCGCTTCTTCACGGGCGAATTGTCCCCTTGGGCACGGCTGCTTGACTGGCTCCAGCATAAGTACGACGTGCTCTTCATCGTCAGTGCCGGCAACCAGATGGATGATGACTTGCTCCTAAACACTGCAGCGGGTACCTTGTCGGCCATGACGCTGGAGCAGCGGTCCGCGCTTGCGACGAGGGCTGTATGCAGTGATGACATGCATCGGCGTGTGTTGGCTCCGGCAGAGTCTGTGAATGCGCTTACGGTGGGAGCGACGCACACCGATGCATCAACGGTCAATCCCGTGGGCGGACGATTCCTGTTGTTTGCGGAAGGCGGCTTGACGCCGTATTCAGGTATTGGCCCAGGTTTCCGGCGTGCGATTAAGCCTGACATCCTTTTGCCCGGTGGTCGTGTTCTTTATCGTGAGGCGGCAATATCGCCCGCGGGCCAGACGAAGGTGCAGCCTATCCATTCGCTCCAGCCGCCGGGCCACCGTGTGGCGGCACCTCCAACGCCGCAAGGTGTTGCAGTTCACACTCGCGGAACGAGTAATGCATGCGCGATCGGGACACGCTGGGCCGCGCGCGCGCATTCCGTACTGGAAGTTTTGCGGGCTGGAAATCCTACCCTCGAAGCTAAGTACGACACTGTACTAATCAAAGCGTTGCTGGCTCA